ATGTCTGATGTTAATAAGCTGGATAGTACGCAATGTCCGTTTGATCCTGAGCAATATAAGGTTAAGAAGACGAAGGCCGTTAATGTTGAATTTGAAGTTGACGGTGTACCCCCAGTCGGTACTTTTCCATGGGCAATAATTCAAGTGTATTTAGGGCATTGGGTTCGTCGTGATGGTTGGAGTCCCTCTAGTGAATATATAAAACTTATTCCTAGTTCAACGAGCAATGATGGTAAAAATATTCCGCCTCAGATAGGAATAGTTGAGAAAAATAGTGAACTTACATCTTGGCAGCCTACACAAGACGATATGATGGCTTGTGATTGGGAGTTAGTGAAGGCAGAAATAAAGCCAATATGCCCAGAAGACACAATGCTGTCTTTTGATCTTAAGGTAGGTACTAGCCAATATCTTTATGTTCAGCAACAGGCTCAAGATTGGGGATATTTGACCGAGGGTGTAGATAAGGGGGAAAATGAATCCACTTTTGGTACTCTGACTAATCTTCAAAGCACTATAGGTATTGGAAACATCTTATCGTTCACATTGACTGAGAACCCCATTGGTACTTTTTATATTATAGCATTACAAGTTGACACTCAAAACCAACCGAACTTAGGGGGTAAAACTCTTGAAGTAGTGGTGAATGGCTCAACTTATAATCTGGGTGCCTATGCCAGTAATGCTACAAATGTTTTTTTATATATGTCTGACGGAGCAAAGCAGCTAGGCGACCTACTAAAACAAAACGTAGGTAAGACACTGCACTTTTGCTTCAACTGGAAATAAATCTACACACTGAATTCAAGGCTGCTAATGCGGCCTTTTCTATTTATGCCACCGCAATCACTCCCATAACCTCAATATCTCCTATTGCGGCTGGCATCCTATTCACTACAACTCACAGGGGCGACCACAGACTCACCCCACGGACGCCCATTGTTCTGATGGGGTGGAAATATGCGTATGCCAAATAAAGACCCAAGCAGCTTTGAGTTACATCAATGGCTGATACTTTTGCTGCTTTCTGCATGGGGCGGGATAGTCCGCTACATCATTGATATAAAAACCAGCAACGCCCGCTGGAGTTGGCTTGGGGCATTTGCCCAAGTCATTGTTTCAGGATTTACCGGACTGATAGGCGGCTTTATCAGTTTGGAGGCAGGGCTGAGCTTATACATGACATTCGCCAGTGCAGGTATGTGCGGGGCAATGGGCAGTATCGCTCTCACGTATTTCTGGAACCGACTGACAGGTGCTCACAGATGATTAAGGAAATATACGGTGTGAAGATATTTCCACTGGTTGTAATGTTTTATCAGGTTCGCCGTTGGTGGGTGCTGCGTAAATTGCGGAACTGGTGGCGAGCTGATATGCGTTTTCTGAAAGTCATGCGACAGCGCAACTGGACGTGGGCTCACTTCAATTTCTACAAACGTTATCGGTTTCTCAGGCTACTGACTAAAGCTGAGCAACAGCGGGGTAATATCTGATGGAAATCAGCAATAAAGGTCTGGAGTGCATCAAGCAATATGAAGGCCTGAAACTGAAAGCCTATCCCGATCCGGCTACAGGTGGTACTCCGTGGACGATTGGCTACGGTCACACAAAATACGTTAAGCCGGGGCAAGTCATCACCGAACAGCAGGCCGAAGCATTCCTGCATGATGACCTTCAGCCTATTTACCTCACCCTTGAATCAGCCGTGAAGGTATCACTGACTCAGGGACAGTTTGATGCGTTGTGCTCATTCATCTTCAATTGCGGTGCGGGTAACTTTGCTCGCTCTACTTTACTGAAGAAGCTCAATACCGGCGACTACCAAGGTGCAGCCGATGAATTCCAGAGATGGAATAAGGCAGCGGGTAAAGTGATGAACGGTCTGACTAAGCGTAGGGCATCTGAACGTCAGGTGTTTTTATCATGAGATCTTACGTGATATTCGAAAAAATCTACTTTGAATTCTGAGCCTCGCTTTTGCGGGGTTTCTTTTTATCTGCGTACTGACGTGCGCTAAATCCAATCATGAGCTTATAGAAATAGAGCCTGAGAAGTATCGCTAGGTGGCGACCTCTCATGGGCGATATTTCTACGTCAGCAGGCTCTTATTTCTATAGGAATACGCAAGATGAGACTTTTAGTTAAAAAATCCAATGGACAACCTGTTGTCACAACAGATGTTATTGCCAGTGAGTTTGGACGCGATCACTTCAGGGTAATGAGCAGCATCGATTCATTGATAGCTTCTCAGCATTTAGGAGGCTCCGATTTCAGAGGCTCCTCATATATAAGCAAACAAAACAAAGAATTGCCTTGTTATGAATTAACTGAGCGCGGCTTCTTGATTGCTATGCCATTTATCGGTGGCGAAAAAGCCCGTGACGGACAAGTACGCTTGGTTGACAGTTTCATTAAGTTTCGCGAAAAGGCAGCAAAAGAATCTCAGATTCGGCTTGAGCGGGAAAGGGCTAGAGTTGAATACCGACCGATGACTGATGCGATCAAAAACAATCGGGAGCAGGTCGGGAAAGTTACGGAGCATTTTCATTATAGCCTCGAAGCCGACCTGATTAATGACATCGTGCTTGGTATGAAATCCGCCAAGTTTAAGAAATCTAATGATATTGGGAAAAGTGAAGCCATCAGAGATTACCTGACTGAATGGCAGATTAAAGCCATTACCGAATTACAGAGGGCAAACACTGTTTTTATCTCAATGGGTTGGGATTACCACCAAAGGAAACCAGCATTAAAAGGCATTTTTGATAAAAATTATCGTCAACTTCTGATAGAAGAGCAAGCAAGGTTAAATTCATAGTGATGAAACTCAACAGCCAGTACTTCACTCTCGGTGCTTTGGTGATGGTCTCTGGCTTGTTCTGGTTCTACTACAGCGAGTATCAGGACAAGGCCGAAGAATACAGTAGGTTAAAGCGACAGTATGACATACAGGTCATCGCGATAAATCAGCAGCAAGAGCGCATCCAGCACCTCGCTGAACTGGACAAGATTCACACTCAGGAACTCGTCAATGCCAAGACTGAAATTGACCGGCTGCACACTGCTTCTCTTGCTCACCCTGAGCGGGTGTACATCAAAGCCAAGTGTCCAGTGCCTGAAGCCACTGCCACCTCCGGCATGGATGATGCAGCCACCGCCAGACCTACAGACTCCGCTATCAGAAATTATTGGTTACTCAGAGACCGCATTGCCACCTCTGAGCAAATAATTCAGGGATTGCAGGAGTATGTTAGGACACAGTGTGGGTGAGAGGACGGCGGGAGTACCGTCCTACTGATTGTAGAATTATAAACATAGTAGTTCATCAGGAACTAATAGGCATAATGCCGTGCATTCCTTCCAATCATCACTACCTACAGGATATAACGCAGAACAAGTTAGAGCATAAGTCTGCATTGAAGCTAAAAGCGTTGTGCTAGCTACTAAGCAAAGAAGAAGATACTTTTTCATAGTTATTCTCCGCATCATTTATCACGTTATCATCACAAAAACTGGTAAATCTAATAAACCCATCATGCCGTAACAACAAGCGAATAATGCTTAACAATTGATTAACACTTGAAACTAAACCCAATATTTCTTTACCCATTCCCTGAGTGGTTAAAGGAATACAGATAACTCATGCTGCCACTTCGTTCTCACCGCGTAGCCAAACTGGCGACCGCTGTTAATAACTTTACTCCCAACTCACGATAATGCGGGATCTCACCATGTCTAATACGATTGAAATGTTACAAAACCTGTCCGCCAAAATTGAAGCGGCCAACAGTCAGTTCAATGCGAAAGCCGAAGAAGCCCTGAACGAAGCGAAGAAAGTCGGTGGTCTGTCCACGGAAACCAAAGCGTCCGTTGACAAGATGGCAGCGGAACTGAATACCCTGCGGGAAGCGGAAAAATCCCTCAAAGCTGAGCTGGGTGAACTGCAACAGCATGTGGCGCAAATGCCCCTGCAAAATGCGGTACACGTTGCACAGACATTAGGCCAGCAAGTGATTTCTGCGGAGCTGATGAAGGCAGTTAACGGCAATATCTCTGCCAACCGCCGTCTTTCCGTGCCGGTGCAGGCCGCCCTGACGACCCCGCAACTGCCGGATCGCGTGATCGAGCCGCACCGGTTGCCTGACATTGACGTCAAACCCAAGCACCGTTTGTTTATTCGCGATTTGATTGCCGGCGGAACCACCACGTCGAACGCCATTTTCTGGGTGCAACAAACCGGCTTTACTAATAAAGCGGCGGCGGTCCCGGAAGGCACGGCAACGCCTTACAGTGATATCACCTTCGCCACGCAAATTACCCCGGTGGCGACACTGGCGCACATGTTCAAGGCGTCCAAGCAGGTGCTGGACGATTTCGGTCAGTTAAAATCGCTGATTGACAGTGAAATGCGCTACGGCCTGAAATTTGTGGAAGAGCAGCAGATCCTGTTCGGTGACGGGGCGAACGGCAATATCAAAGGGATTGTGCCGCAGGCCAGTCAGTACAAGGCGGAA